GGAATTAATAGCAGCGGTCACGTAGCACAAGGCGATGTTGGTCAAGCTAATGATGGTTATTTGTATAATACAGGCAGTGATTTTTATATTGGAAATGCAAGTCCTTCTAAGAATCTTTATTTATTTGCTGGCGGTGCTACAAATACAAGTTCCATAGTATTAACAAGTGCTAACAATGTTGGTATTGGTGTTGTAAATCCGGTTAATAAACTTGATGTCGCGGGAAGTGTCAGTGCAAGCGGTAATGTTACTGTTGGTGGTACTGTTGGAGTGGGTACATCACCAAATGCTTCATTTATTGGTGATTTTTATAGCACAACATCTCCGACAATTCGTCTTGCAGGAAATTCTGCAACATTATCTCCTTATTTGGCGATACAACGTTCTAGCAGTGTAGATGACATGAGTTTTGGTGTTGCTGGCACCGCAAATGCGTTTTTTAATGCTGGTGCAACAACTGTTCAAGGTACTGCCGTTGTTAAAGCTAATAGCGGCACTGGATTGGCGTTGGGTGTGGGCAACACTGGAACAATATATATTAACTCAGTTAATAATGTTGGTATTGGTACCAACTCACCATTGAACAAATTGGATGTACTTGGTAATATTAGTGCAAGCAACATGACGGCAAGTTTGTTTTTCGGAACATCATCATGGGCACAAAGTGCAAGTGTTGCAATTAGTTCAAGCTATGCTTTGAGTGCAAGTTATGCTCCGGGTGGAACTTTAGCTGGTGGCACCACAAATTATATTCCTCTTTGGACAGGTGCTAGTACACTTGGAAGTAGCATAATTTCACAAAGTGTCAATTTAATTAGCATATCGGGAAGTTTATTTGTTTCACAAAGTATCACGGCAAGTGCTATTAGTGCGAGTAGTAATATTAGTAGCAGCGCTGCATGGTTTAATACGATATATGCTTCATCTAGTTTATCCGCAAGTAATATTTGGATAGCAAATAGTTTTACTTATGTAGAATCAATGTCAACTGGTTCTTTGACTGCACCAGATTTATATTTTAGTAGTAGTGCTCAAACTGGATCAGATGTGATGTTTAAAATTGAAGCGGGTGCATTGACCGGAAGTGCAGTTGCAATTCAAATTATAGCCACGGGATCACAAACTTCATATGCTATTAGTGCAAGTCAGGGAACTATTATTGGTACAATTTTTAGCGGAAGTGTGTTTAACGGCACTTTTACTGGCAGTCATTTTGGTACAAGTAGTTGGTCAACAACTGCGAGTATCAGTTTGACATCAAGTTATCTGACTACTGCAAACAGTTATCAAATTACTAACTTAACTGCAAGTAATATCAGTGCAAGTAATAATTTATCTGCGAGCAATATTTGGTTTGGCAATAGCATGACATATCAGGAATCCGTTTCAACAGGATCGTTAACTGCACCAGATTTATATTTTAGTAGCAGTGCCCAAACTGGTTCCGACGTATTGCTTAAACTTGAAGTAGGTGCATTGACCGGAAGTGCAGTTGCGTTACAAATTGTTGCGACTGGATCATTAACATCCTACGCAATAAGTGCAAGTCAGGGAACTATTATCGGTACAATATTCAGTGGAAGTGTGTTTAACGGCACTTTTACTGGAAGCAATTTTGGTACATCCTCATGGGCGCAGAGTGCGAGTATCAGTTTAACGTCAAGTTATTTAACAACTGCAAACAGTTATCAAATTACTAACTTAACTGCAAGTAATATCAGTGCAAGTGGAACTGGAAATTTTCGTATTGTTGGTGTGGGTACTGCGACTCCGGGTACTATTGCGGGTTTAAATGCTCAAACAAAGTTGGATATTGTTGGAGCTAATACTGATGTTGCTGCACGTATTTTTAGTAATACTGGATCTGGATTTTCTGCACTAGCTATGGGCAGAACAACTGAAGATGCTTCTTTTGGAGTTCCTGGATCTAGTAGTGCTTTCGTCGCAGATAGTGTCGCAGGAGATTTCGTACTTAAACAAAACAATGCTGCACAAGCTATCCGTCTAGGTGCTGGCAGTGGAACCTCAAGTTTGGTGGTTACATCTACTTCAGTATTACATCCATTATCATCAGTTGGTATCGGAAGTAATTCGCCGGTGACGAGGTTCGATGTTGTTACTGGCAGTTTAATTCCGGCAGCAAAATTTGTGGGATTGGTTGGTGTTGGTGCTGCACCGGCAACAACAAATCCCGGTCAAGTTTATATTTTTGGTGCGGGTGAAGCGAGTACAACATTTCCTTTCAAATTTGACAGTGTTGCATTTGATACAACGACAGTAAGTACTGGACATGGTTTTAAAGCATGGTTAAAAGTTTATGTAACAAATGTTACAGGATTTGTTGATGGTACAACTTATTATATTCCAGTTTACTCTTAAAATTTATGAATAATATAAAATATACAATACATCGTTACGAAGTATATGGAATCCCTCCAGTAGGTAAATTGGTAGGCTTTCTTGTTACAAACACAGACACTAATAAGAGTGAATATGCGGAGACATTAATTTCATTAAAAGAATGTGAAAATAAAACTCAAAATGAAATTTGTAGTTTAACTTATGATAAGTTAAAACCTCAACTTGATAGATTAGTATCTGTGTTAACATCTCCGTCGCCAATAATAGGAAGCGAATTTGTTCCGTAAAAATGAAAAATATTACGTTATCAAGTGCTTATAATTTTGAATCAGGTTACAATTTAATATTACACACCCTTCTTGAATATTTGCCACAAAAAAATATTCATATAAGACCTCGTAGTTATTCGACTGTAAGTGGTATTTTTAAAAAATATTTTGAAAATATCTCATATACAAAAGAAGACTGTGATTTATTATTGTTACCGCCGTGCAGTGAAATTGATAATACACATCCATTATTTCATTTATCCTCACATAAATGTCGTTTGTTTTTTACAATGTGGGAGAGTACACGAACATCTGATATTTTCATTGATCAATTAAATAAGAATAAATCGATAATAGTGCCGAACAAATGGAATAAATATAATTTTCAAAATCAAGGGTGTGAGGTTCCAATTCATGTGGTTCCGTTATTCGTCGATACTGACGTTTTTAACTATGTTCAACCTAGCAAATCGGATGTATTTGTGTTTGGAACAGCAAATAATGATCCCAGAAAAAGGTTATATGAAACAGTTAAATGTTTTCTGACGGCATTTCCTAATGAGAAAGACGTTATTTTAAAAGTTAAAACGAATAACGAATTGCCGTTTAAATTTTTAGATGATCGTATCAAAATAACCACGGAACATTATGATAAAATACAATTAAAAAATTGGTATGGTTCATTAGATGTTTTTGTTAGTGGCGTAAGTGCTGAGGGATGGGGGTTACATCAACACGAAAGTATGGTATGTGGTAGACCGGTTATTGCTGCAAATTATGCTGGATTGTCGGAATTCATGACTCAAGAAAACAGTTTTTGTTTAAATTACGACGAAATACCAAGTACAGGTTATTGGGAAACTCCTGGTGGGAGATGGTCAAAATATGACGAAGAACATATGATAGAAACAATGAAGTATTGTTATAATAATAGAGACATTGTATATCAAAAAGGAAAAATATCCAGTGAAAATGTATCAAAATTAAATATAAATAATTTTATCAATCAGATTTCATCGGTTATTAATATATATACACAATAATATATGAATACACTTACTACAAAAACAGTCCCAACTCCAGATTTAAATATCGACCAATTAAATATTGATTTACAAGATTTTGATGCACACGCAGGAGTTACATTTATATGTACATTTTTAAATCCATCTTCAAATATTATAGATCGTAAAAATATAACAATGTGTGGAACTGATTGGCAAAACTGGGGGCCTAGTAATGATCCTCAATCCGATTATGATTATGTTATCAATTTTTGCATTACAACATTAGGATTGACTCGTAAAACAAGTTAAATTAAAATTCTTGATTTTTCATGTCCGACTAGTACAGTTGGATCAACGTAGATTTCAAATCCTTTTTTTCTGGCATTTAAACAGAAACCAACATCTTCCATCGTAAAATCGGTCGCATTGCCTATTTTAACATATTCTGGTCTGAACCAAGGATATTCCATATTTTCAAAAACTCCCTTTTTGATCAATATGAATCCAAATCCTGTATAAGATACTGGAAATTGTTCTTTTTTATCTTTTATAAGTTCAGGAGTTAAAAACTGGAAAGTTCCATTATTTTTAAAATGTTCTTCATCCCAATGTTCTACAGTTGCGTATTGTTTGCCGTCTGACATTAAGTAAAGTCCACTCACGATATCTTTGTTTGAATACAATAATTTATCAAAGTGTTCGGTTCTAAACATGATGTCACTGTCGATCCATAAAAGATAATCATAATCGATTTTGCCATCAAAAGGTTTTTGGTGTTCGCCTCTTCTTACATCTGCACCCAGACACATGTTTCTGACGTAATAAATGTTTGGAGAATAACATTGTGAGACCATTACTTGATAGTGTTTTTGATGACAATGATTCAAAAAAGCACTCCAACAACGTAAAAAATCTCCAGAATAACTCTTACCGGGTAAACACGCAATAATTCTCATATCTGATATATTATCATATAAAAACCAGGTGTCAATTATAAATAATAATTTTTCCAAATGGTTTATATATATTGGTGTTACAGAAAGGATTATTACATATGGAAAAACAAATTAGTGAATACACTGTTACGGAATTAAAAGCTTTAGTTTACGACGAATTGGCAAAAATTGAAGTATGTCAATCCAACATTCGTTTTTTGAACCAAGAGCTGCAAAAAAGATTAAACCCAGTTGCGTTTGAATCACAACAACAAGCTGATCAAATTATTAAAACTGTTGCTACTGAATTAGAAACTGCTAAATAATATGTCTGAACCTATTAAACTAAAAAATGAAGAGATTGAATCTCTGAAGAAAATTCAAGCTAAATATCAGGACAAAATTTTTCAATTTGGTCAATTTTATTTAGAGCGTGTAGCTCTGGATGAAAGAATCAAGCAACTTGCTGATGCTGAAGCCAAGGTTAGAGAAGAATATGTAGCTATACAAAAAGAAGAGCAAGATTGGGTTAACAAGATTGCTGAAACTTATGGTGATGGCAATCTTTCATTGGCAGATGGTACATTTGTACCTGCTAAAAAATAAGCTGAGTTTTATATTAAAGCAGCTGTAGTAATGTTTTATATCTACAGCTGCTTTTATTTAGCTTTATAAGCAACTTTAACTTAAGCATTTAATATTTAAATAATAGCAACAGGGTTAATTTAACTACTATGCTGCTATATTAGCGTAATTATAATAGTTTGTCAAGTTAATATAGTCACTAATATTTATTATATATGATTAAATTAAAGCACTTGGTAAGTGAGGTATGGGATGCGAATCTTTTAGAAGAACAACAAATCATCACTGTATATTTTGATATGGATGGTGTTTTGTGTGACTTTGACAAACAATTTCTTAATTCTACCAACGAAGAACCCAGAACTTTTGAAAAAAAGAACGGAACAGTTAAATTTTGGGAAACCATCACAAATCGTGGTGTTAAATTCTGGAAAGACATGGATCCGATGCCAGACTTTAATATATTAAAAAATTATATCACAGAGTTATCAAAAAATCCAAATATAAGAATCCAAATGCTTACCAGTACCAGTGCTGAGCAAATACGTCAAAATTTCAAACAAGATGCAGAAAAGAGAATCTCCGAAATTGAGTCTGGAAAAAAAGATTGGCTCACAAAACATCTGCCTGGTTATGTTATAAATTATGCTGTTTCTGGAACTGATAAAGCTAGATTCGCTACCAAATCTAGCGTGTTGATAGATGATCTTCATAAGAATGTAGAAGCTTTTATTGCTGCTGGTGGCGAAGGCATTGTATTCAGAGACGCAAATCAAACCATCAAGGAACTCAATGCAACATTGGGAACTATCAAAGAAACATGCGGATATAGCTGGTCAAATGTATGAAATTTCAAATATATAACACAAATCTAAATCCAGATGTTTGGGATGGAATGGTTTTGAAAAAAGATATTCGTCAAAAACTTACTGAAATTGCCAATGATTTTTATAAACAAACCGAATTGGTTGCTCCTATAAGAGATATTCTGTTGGTTGGCAGTCTTGCCAATTATAATTGGTCCAGAAACAGTGATTTTGATGTTCATTTGGTGATAGATTTTAAAAATGTTGATCCAAACGTTGAACTTGTTGAAAAATATGTGAACGGATTAAAATCTGATTGGAACAACAAACATGATATTCACTTACATGGATACAATGTAGAGGTATATATACAGGATTTAACAAAAGCAAATAGGTCTAGTGGTGTATACTCATTGTTGAGGGGAAATTGGTTGACCAGACCCAAACATGAAAATTTTGAAATAGATCAACAATTGATTCAATTAAAGTACAACGATTTTATTTCAAAAATCAATGGTGCTATTAAAGAAAACAATGTCGAAAGATTAAAACAAGTATTAAAAGATGTATATGATCTGCGACAACAAGGTCTGGATAAAACAGGCGAACTGAGTAATGAGAACTTAGTATTCAAGCTGCTTCGCAACAGAGGACATTTGGATAGATTACGAAATGCTGCGGTCAAAATATACGATACTCAGAAATCAATTTGATAATTTTAAGTAGTATTTATTGTTACCGCAATCCCAAATACGATCATATCCATTGTTTTTCATGTTTTCCCATTCTGATAAATTTGGATCAAACACGTTTAAAAAATTCTTTAGTTTGTGCTTTTGAAAAGACATTCTGTGTCTTAAGTCTTTGTATTTGTTTATTATATAATAATAACCACATGGCGTGATATCAACAAATTTAAATCCTAATGTTTCATAAATTTTTCCGGTAAAAAATCTACGATCACTATAAGTTACAATATTTTTTGGATGATATGTCTTTATAAAATATGATAATAATTTGCTCGCACCGCCTATTACAACTGTATCAAGTAATGTACAAAACCTAACCAATTCCCATTCACTTGTTTTTTCAAATCTTGAAGTTTTTCTAAATGTCATTACACTCAAAAGATTTTCATCTTGGTACAAACCAAGCTTTACTGTTGATTTATCTTCGCCCTGTAAATGATTTTGATTAAGAAAGTCATTTTTAATTTTTACATCTATTTCTTTTATTATACACTTTCTGCCATAAATTTTAGTTTTTGTTAAATTTAACAAAGATTTGATAACCGATTTTACTATCTCCGATTTATGAATCCATTCATTTTCAAAAATATGAACAAGTGTGATACCATAATGCATACAAGATTTCGTTTTGTTGAGATGATAATTTTTATTTATTCCACCAGCAAATTCACTATGCCAATATAATCCATTTATTTCAAACGCAATCTTTAATTCTGGTATGTAAAAATCCAATTCCTTACCATTTAATATGGTTCTATCATTTCTTTTTATAACAATATTTTTGTCCAAAATTTCTTGCAAGAATGTATACATTTGATTCTCAACAGAAGTAATTTTCTCGGGATGACAATAATCACAAAAAATATTATGCAAATTATAAACCGTGCTTTCAAATGTCTTCAAACAAACATTGCATTTCATTTTATAAATATTGCTAAAATGATACCCCTTATAATTTTCTTTATCACACAAAAATTCAATGGATTTTTCTCTACAATGATCCAATAAAAAATCATAATGATTTGATTTTTTAGTTTCAGACGTTTTTTTTGAAACTCGCTTTAATTTTGATACATTATCAACACCATATCTTTCTAAACATGTTTTTTTAACTTTTTCCACATTTAAATAATTTTCATCCCCAAATTTTTCAAACAACGTTTGTTTGACACGAATTCTGTATTCAGGCAATTTACTATAACTATCAACACCATATTTAACCAACGAAGTAGATTTACACTTTTCAACACCACCACTCTTCATATGATGACCTCCATAACGATCAAGATTTGTTTGTTTTTGGTTTTTTAATCTTTGTTTATTTAAATCCACATCTTTGGATGAACATTTTACACTGCAAAAAATGCGTGGCTTTGATACCCTACACACAAATTGTTTGCTGCAGTGCTTACAATTCACAGTCAACCAAAATTTTTGATTAAGTTTTCTAGACATATAAATGTATATTGATTCTTATATTGAATAACTATTAAAGGATTTGATCAAAATGTATAAAAAATTAATATTTAATTATATTTATTTTATGTAAACAAATAACAAACACTAGATAAATTTTATGGCTGAACTACTAAATAGCAACGAAATATTCTACACGAATTTTGAACCACAAGTTAAAAATCGTTTCGTGCTTTACGCTGACGGTATTCCAAGCTTCTTGGTCAGAAAGTGTAAATTGCCAACTGTAAAGAGCGAAAAGAAAACCCTACAACATATCAATCAAGAAAGATATTACAAGGGTCGTACCACTTGGGACGATATCACAATGGAATTGTACAACCCAATTGTTCCAAACGGCGCTCAAGCAGTCATGGAGTGGGTACGTTTGTCACATGAGTCTGTTACTGGAAGAGATGGGTATAGCGACTTCTACAAAAAAGATCTTACTCTTAATATTCTCGGACCTGTCGGCGATAAAGTAAGTGAATGGACTCTCAAGGGTGCTTTCATTACGAATGCTGAGTTTGGTGAAGGTGATTACACTGATTCTGGTGAACCTCTTACAATCGGCCTCACATTGAGCATAGACTACGCAATACTTCAATATTGATTGTTTTTATATATTTCCTTCAAATCCTCTTTATTTAAACGATAAAGAGGATTTTTTATTGACTTTTTTACCAAATGGATTATACTTATATATGAAAGTATATAAGATGACCAACGAAGAAATATTAAAATTAATCAATGATAAGCCTGATGTTTATGTTCAAATAATCAAGGCACGTCACAAGTTGTTTTACGAAACAATTAACGTACAATACAATGGAAGTACTTTTGGTGAGAAATTGTACCAACACATGTACGGTGTAGTAAAATGTAAACAGTGCAATAAAGAAACTAAATTCAAGTCATTCCTGGTGGGGTATACGGAGTATTGTAGTAAAAAGTGTAGCAATCAATCAACTGCAAACCAAAGATCACATACGATGATTGAGAAAAACAAACAAACTCGTCATCAATATTATGAAACAAAAAAGTGTTTGATATGTGGTAATGATTTTGAATCTTTAATTTTTAGAAAACAAAAATGTTGCAGTTCCAAATGTAGCGGAGTGTATGTTTCCAGTCAACCTGACCGTATTGATAAAATAAAGCAAAGCAAGCTTAAAAAGTATGGTAATGCGGCATATGTTAATTCTGAAAAGGCCAAACAAACATGTTTAGAAAAATATGGTGTTGACAATATATCAAAAACAGATCAATTTAAAAATTTTATTAAAATAGACTCCAAAAAAAGGTTTATTGATAATATTGTAAACCATAAATTAAGTTTAAAAGTTTTGCCTTTATTTAATTTGGATGACTATATCAACACTGACAAACAAAATAAATACAAATTTCAGTGCAAAAAATGCAACGACATATTTGAAGATCATATTGACGGAGGACATTTACCTCGGTGTTTGAAGTGCGAACCTTATGTTGCGGGGTTTAGTTTAAATGAACGAGAAATTGGTGAATATATAAAAAGTTTGGTTGGTGGTCCAAATGTGGTTGAAAACAATAGAGACGTATTAAACGGATTGGAATTGGATATTTATATACCGCATAAAAAGATTGCTATAGAATACAACGGATTGTTTTGGCATAGCGAACTCAACGGCGGAAAATCAAGAAAATATCATTTAAATAAAACCGAGATATGCAATCAAAAAGGTATACGATTGATTCATATTTTTGAGGATGAGTGGGTGTATCGCAAACAAATTGTCAAAGACAAACTACGTCATATATTGTGTGAGAATAATGAAAAATCTATATATGCAAGAAAATGCACCATAACTCAAATAAGTGATTGTGAATATTTTTTGAATAACAACCATATTCAAGGAAATTGTCCTGCGTCAATTAAGTTTGGTGCTTATTATAACAACGAATTGGTTGCAGTCATGACTTTTGGAAAAAGACGGATTGCGATGGGAAAGAAAACATCAACGTGCGGTGAATATGAATTATTAAGATTTGCTACCAACAAAAGAATTGTGGGTATTGCAAGCAAGTTATTTGATGCATTTGTCAAGATATATAAACCCAAGAAAGTTGTGACTTATGCTGATAAGAGGTATAGTGTCGGTAATTTATATGAAAAGATGAAATTTCAAAAGATTAAGGACACTGAACCAAATTATTGGTATTTTAGGATAGGAGAAGACATCAGGTTTCATAGGTTTGGATTCGCTAAACACACTTTGGAAAAAAAGTTAGAACATTTTGACAAATCTTTAAGTGAATGGGAAAACATGAAAAATCATGGATATGATCGTATTTGGGATTGTGGTCATATTTTATATGAATATAATTGTAATTAAAATCTATTTATAGGTATGCAAAACCAAGAAAATACCAGATTATTTGTTAGAAGAATTTTTCAAAAAATTGTTGAATCTGAAGCGGATGATACTTCAGTAGAAAGCAATCCAAAGGTGATATCGGCGGGAAAAAATGAAAAAGAAAAATTGGCTGCTGCAAAAAAAGCAGAAGTGTTGTCTATTTTGGCTAAGATTGACGCGGTTCAAAAGCAACTTGCAGATAAACAGAGAACAAAATCTTCGGCGGATTCCATGAAGAAAAAAGATATTGAAATTGAAATTAAAGATCTTTTACGTAAACGCAATGAGTTGAATCTACAAAAAAAAGCAAGTGTAGCTGCTACTAGTCTTGCACAAACTGCGGCGTCTAATATTGGTAAAAAATAAAATAACCAAAAATTATGGTGGTATAATATATATTGATGTATAATACATATATATTAAAGTTATGGATGAAAATTTTATAGTTCCGATCACTCGTCAATCACAACCTTCTGTTAATAAGAAGGAAACAACATATCCAACAGAAACCATTGATCTTCCAAGTGAAGGTCATTTTTATCCTCAAAATCACCCATTAAGTTCGGGTCAAGTTGAGATGAAAATGATGACTGCTCGTGAAGAAGATATATTGATGAATCAAAATCTCATCAAAAAAGGCATGGTTTTGGACCGATTGTTGGAAAGTTTGATAGTTGACAAAAATGTCAAATTGGATGACATATTGTTGTGTGATAAAAACGCTTTGTATGTAGCTGCACGTCGTTTGGCATATGGTGACAATTATGGTCCACTTGACGTAAAGTGTACGAAATGCAGCGAAAACAACTCTGTTAACATCAATTTGGGAGAGCTTAAATCTAAAGAGTTGGATCTCTCAAAACATACTCCACATCAAAACAGATTTGAATATACGTTGCCGTATTGCAAAAAGGTGGTTACTTATAAATTATTGACACATCAAGATGATAAGGCAATAGATACAGAACTCAAGTCTTCTGCTAAACTTTACAAGAATGGTGGGTCAAATGAACTTACGACACGACTAAAATTCGTGATAACTTCTGTAAACGGAAACGAAGATAAAGCTGAAATTCGTAATTTTATTGAAAACGAACTCACATCCAGAGACAGTTTATCATTGAGAACAAACATCAAGGAAAATACACCAGAATTTGACATGAACTTCAATTTTGTTTGTGAACATTGTGGTGCAGAAGAAAGGATGGGTGTACCGCTTACGGTATCCTTTTTTTGGCCTAACGCCTGAGTACAAGTTACATTTACACGAACAGATATTTAGTTTGTGTTATTATAGTGAAGGAGCGTTTACACAAGATATTGTGTATAATCTCCCTGTATATTTGCGCAACTATTATCTTAATCTTTTGATAAAAACCAAGGAAAAAGAACAACAACAGTTGGAAAAATCCTCGGGTGGATCGTCTAAATTAAAGTCAAAAAGATAATTGTCTGTATATTTATATTGTATAATATATGGCAGCAATACCTACAATCGACCCTTCAACTTTAAATACAGTAGAAGAAATATCTAAGGCATTTAAACAGATTGTTATTGAAGCTGATGGTTTGAAGGGCGTTCAATCGGGTCTTATAAATCAATACGATGCTATAGTAAATAAAGCCAAACAAATTAAAGACGAAACGGAAAAAACTGTAGCTTTACAAGAATTACAAAAAATTGCTG